GTACCTGATCGTCGGGGCGTTTGGCGTTTGGCGCGGGCCGGAGCACGAGTCGCACAAGGTGGCGATCGCGAAGGATGCGGCGGCCAGGATGTCGGCGGAAGAGATCGCGCTGACGCGCAGCCTGCACGAGCAGATGGCGCGC